ATTGCTGATGAAAAGGTAGTTCGTACCAGGGTCGACATCCATTCCCTCATTGAAACTCGCCGACCAGTCCATCGTGCGGCCCGCGCGCGACCAGCAGAGGTTATTGGTATCGACCCAGTCCGGGTCACGTTGCCCGATTTCGCCCGCCGCAACGTATGTTGTAACAATCTCGTTCTCCACCACTTTGCTGGTGGCGGCCACTGCGCCGCCAAACGCGTCTTCGTGAAACGCTCCTGTGCTGGTCCAGGTTGTTCCGTCAAACGATCTTGCAATCGTTGTCCTCTTGTAGACGGCAAAGAACGCATCCTCGGCGAAAGTCAGCGCAACCAGGTCGTCGCTGTTCTCTCCGGTCGACACCTCGGTCCATACAAGCTCGCCATCTTCGTTGAGAACTCCCCTTTCCAGACGGCCATCGAACGCTTCATCGCTGCTGTAATACTTGAAACCGGCAGCAAGGATGAAGCATGCCTCGCCGTCCCTGGGCGTGCCGAATGCCACCAGTCCCCCGGTCAATACGGTAAAGCCCAGTCCGGACGCCCCCATGTTGACACCCTCGAACGTCTCGCCGCTCTCGAGCGCGTGAGCCGTGGGTGTTCCTTGCATCACCTCCGTGATGCTCTCGAAGTCCGGGGCGCCTGGACCGGGCGGATACTCGGCAAGCAGCCCCTGCTCCTCAACTGCTGCCAGATTGATAATGTGGGTGATGACGTCGTGAGGTACAGCCATTGATCAAACGTCGGTGCGCAGGAACGGCAGTGTCACCGACAGATCGAACGGCTCGGCATTGCCGGACTGCGTGACCCGCAGCGCGTATCGATCGCCCTCGGCAAATTCCACGATCGCCGGAATGGCGATGGCGCCAACTTGCCCACCGCCCGCGTCGATCGTGCCGCCGGCCGCAAACGTGACGGTGCCGATCCCGGTGCGGTTCTTTTCGATCGACAGAATGATGTCGGTCGCACCGACCGCATCGTTGCCGATGTCGAGATACGCATAGGCGCGCTCGTTGCCGGATGGCAATTGCATGGTGCGATTGGCAATGCCCTGGAACAGCAGTTCGTCCGGCTCGCGCTGGATGCTGCCCGGCACGAAGATCGCCGCGTCATAGTTCACGTCATGCAGCGGCATCCACAATTGATAGAGCGGATTGTCCGAGTCGTCGGTCGCGTTCGGATCGAACGTGGCCGGCAGGCTTGGCGTCGTGTGGTCAATGAGAACCTGAAAGATACCAATGCCGCGGCCGGTGATCATATTGCCGCGAAGGTAAGTCGTGTCGTTCGTCCACACGCCTTCCAGTGTCAGGCTGGCGATCGGCAGCGGAATGACCTGAGACGTTCCATCCGTGAAATGGAACGTCATGCTGTTGCTGGTATAGGTGACCGTCTCGATGCGCTTGCCTTCGTCGAGATCCGCCACCAGGCCGACGATGCGCTGGTCGACATCGTGGAAATTGCCGTCGACCTGGGCCGCGCTGTTCGGCGTGCCGGTTCCCGCGCCCCAGGCGCCAGTCGTGACATAGACGATCGTCATTTAGCTGGCTCCGGTCCGCGCCCACCGCACCACATCCCTTTCGAGAACCTGCATGTTGGGCGGCAGCGGTTGGGGCAATTCGGAATAGCGTGTCACGACCTCTCCCTGTGGAGTGTCGGTCCAGACCTTGTTGACGATTTCAACATCGACGGAAACCATCCAGTTGATTTTGCCATTAGCGCCCATCTGGTAGATACGCACGATGTCGAACCGTCGCTTGGTTTCCACCGGCTTGGAGCGCGACGTGCTGCGCGACTCGCTCGACGGCAGATCGATCAGCTTGCCGCCGACACCGCTGAGAACGGCAAAGCCTTGCGTCGGATCGTCTTCGGGCAGAAGCGAGCGCGCCGGCGCCGGCCGGATGTTGGGAAAGACGACCGGCCGGACGATGACCTCGAAGCCCGCCATCACGCCGCTTCCAGATCATAGCCGGCCGGAATGTTCAGGTCGGTGACCTGCAGTTCGTATGGCGTCATGAATTCGCGGCTCATGCTCTTGAGCTTGAACGTCGCGCGGGTCTCGACTTCCTTCAGCAGATTGTTGATCGACTCGGCGCGCTCCGCGACGATGGCTTGCGCCTGTTCGTCGGTGGGTCTCAGGCCTGGCAAGTTTATGATCGGCATGTCGACTGAGAAGCTCCAGCCGGCATCCTCGGACAGCACCTCGCGCTGCGTGGCCGGCGGGTTCTCGACGACAAGCCCGGTCTCGATCACGTCCTCGGCCCGCAATGCAGACAGGAAGTCAATGCCGTCGTCGTTCGGTGCCGCGTTCGGCGGTTGATAGCCGACCGAGGCGTCGGGAAAGAGCACCGTGCGGCCGGTGAACTGCTGATAGTCGGCGCCGGTGTACTCGACGCTGGCATAGGTCGGATCGCCGCCGCTTGCCACGGCCGATCCGCCGCGGCCGATGGCGCACCCGATGCTCACCTCGCAATTGATCCGGCCATCCGAGCCGTCGAGCGCAAGCGAATAGCCGATGACCTTGCCGAGCGCCTCGCCGACCCGCGGCTCGATCAGGAACACATTCTTGCGCAATGTGATTTCGGGCATGCGTTCAAGCTTCGGCGCGAATGTGATCTCGACGACGCGCGCCCGCTTCATCAGGTGCGCCCGCGCCAGCACGATCAGGTGCTCGAGGCTGCGATTGCCGCGCTCGGTCGCGATGTAGGATCGCCGGCGCGGATCGCCGATCGGAACGACGCCGCCGATCGGCTCGCTCAGGTTCACCGACCGGATGTCGTCGATCCGCAGCGCCTCGCCATCCTCGGGATCGGTCAGCACCGATTGCACATCGGCGAACAGCGAGAACGCCACCCGCTCGGTGCATTGCCGCCCGGCGGTATAGGCCGCCAGCAAGGTCGGCTTGACATGGTGCAGCGGCAACACCGACGAGACGACACTGGTACTGACGCTGTGCGATGAAACATACTGGCCGCCATCACCGTCGCTGGACCATTTCGTATGAACTTCGCGGTTGGTCATGATGTTGGGAAACCCGATCGAGCCGGGCGGCGTCCTGGTCAGGTAACTCCGCGACGACGAGTGCTGAATGTTCGTCGTTTCGCCGTCCCACCACTTCAGGGTTATCTGTTTGCTGTCCGAGATGGTTTTCACCTCGAGATCGTAGACCTCCACGCTGGTTGCTTCCGCCACCGTCCAGCCCGTGCCAAGTCCGGCTCCGTTCTTCGGCCAGTTGTCGGCGCCGAAGCTGAATGACGTGATGGTGCCGGCCGTGGCGTATTCGGGTTCGTTCGGCCAGTTCTCGGTCAGGTAGTCGGTCAGATCGACATTGCCGATCGCGGTTTGCGTCCAGGTGAACTCGGCGTTCACGTCGACGCGCGTGAGCGGACCACTGGTGAGCGTGAGGCCGAGCCCGTCCCACAGCACCTTGCCGCCTTCGCTCGCGCCGTCGAATTCAACCAGGCCATCCTCGCCGGCGATCTCGTCCGAAACGCTCAGCACATGCGTTTCGCGATCGTAGTGCCAGACCTTGGTGTAGCCCTCGAGCACGACTTCCGGATCGGTGCGCCGCGCAGGATCGATCAGCAACTCGTCGTAGTAGGGCAACACCCGGAGCGTGTCAGCCAGCGCCTCTTTCTGCGCCACGACATCGAACGGGCGTGCCACGAATTCCAGCGTCACCAGTTCCTCGAATATGCTGGTCGGCACACCGACGAGCCGGCCGCGAAACCTGATCAGGTCCGGCCCGCAGTCGAGCGCAAACCAGCACCAGATCTTGCGGCCGGGACCGAGCAGCCCGATCGGATCGCCGCCGACGTTGCGCGGCCGGCGCGCCACGATGGTCAGGCTCGCCGGATCACCTTCCTCCTGTGCGAGCGCGAACGAGAACACGTTCTCGTCCCAACGCATGTGCTCAGGCTCGAACGTCGTCTCGCTCGCCTCGATCCAGGCGAAGAAGGGCCAGCCCGCCGGCATCGGTCAGACGGCCCGCTGCTCGGCTTCGAGCTGCCATGCGATCTCGGCGGCCCATTCCTCGCGTGAGGTATTCCAGGACGTCACCTTGGCGAGAATGGTCAGCACCTCGCCGTCGACTCCACTGCCGCCACCGAGGCCGGGAATGCAGGTAATGGTGATGTCCTGGCCGGGCCACACGCCGGCGAGTTCAGGCGCCTCATGGTCGGTGCATTCGATCGAGACACGGTACTGCCGGAACTGCGCCAGCGAAATGTCGGCTAGGAAGCCGCGGCAATCGCGCGCCACGTTCGCCGCCTGCTCGATCGGCTCGAGCGTCATCGTGATGCCGCGCACAGCGTATTGGCTGAAATCGATGTCGTCGATCGCGAGCAGCGTATGCGCGGGCATCAGCTATATCGGCTCGGCTTGCGGCCGCCCGAACGGACCTGCGCCATTGCCGCCGCCTTGCGCAGTTCCTCCACCACGTCGGACGAGGCGCGCAGACCGCCGATCGCCGGCAGGCCGGGGAACTGGATCGTTACATTGCTCATGCTGTTGAGCCCGCCGCCGGCGAATGCCGGCATGGCAACTGGCCCGCCGAGCGCAAAGCGGCCCATGCCGTCGAGCACCCGGCGCAGGTTGCCGCCCGAGCGGCGCAATGCCTCGAGGAACGCCAGCACGCCCGGCTGACCCACCGCACGCGCCGGCATGATGTGCTCGCCGCGCGACACCCACGCCAGGTTGCTGTCCGACGTGCCCGTACCGCGGCCGCCGATGAAGCCGCCGCGGGCCCAGCCGCCGGGCGCGCCGGTGGGAGCGCCGGTTGAGCCCCCTCGCGCGGCCGATCCGGTCAGAAGCTGCTTGAGTTTAGCCGCCGCCGCTTCCGCCGCGGCGATCACCGCAGCGATAACCGCGTTGAAAGTGTCAACTATCCACTGCCAAGCATGTTCGATCGGCGTCGTGACAATCGCAGCAATCACAGTGCCCAAACCCGCCAATTGCGCACCGACGCCGGCCGCTGCTTCTCCTAACGTAGCGGAGATCCATTGCCAGGCATCCCCAGGCGCAGTCGTGACAAACATAACAATCGCATTGCTCAAACCCGCCAATTGCGCACCGACGCCGGCCGCTGCTTCTCCTAACGTAGCGGAGATCCATTGCCAGGCATTTGCAATCGGCGTTGAGACCAGCGCCGCGATCCTATCGACGAGTTGCGACACCTGCAGATATGCATGATTTAAAGCTTCGCTAGCGAACGCAAACATATCCCCACGTGCCCATGCCGCTTTTGCCCGGTTGGCCGACTGCTCGATCTGTGCGGCTGCATTCGCCGCGGCCATTGTAATCCCGCCGTGCTTGGCGATAAACAGATCGATCGCGACGCCGCCCTGGCGCAACGCCAGGATCAACTCAGGCCCCGCTGTCTGACCAAAATTTCTCAAGATGAGCGCGCTGCGCTCCGCGCTATCCTGCATCTTCTCCAGCTCTCTCACTGCTATGGGGACTGCCTCTATGAGATTTTTGATCCCTGGCTTTACCGGATCGGCCATGCCTAGCCGAAGCAAATTCCCTTCCGTGTTCTTGGTCGCAACTCCGAGCTTTATTAGATCGGCTTCAGCTTGCGACCCTTTGTTGCCTAATTCTAAAAGTTTGTTGGCCGCGTAATCGGCGGCCGGCCCTATCCCCTTCGCCGCCTCTTGCAACTCCTGCATTGAAACGGTGGCGCTCTGAAGCCTCTCAAGCTTGACTTTTTCCAACACACCCGCAAAAGTTTCAATCGCCGAGGTGACGCCCTGCGCCGACAGACCGGCCGCCTCAAACCCCAAACGCAGCCTGTCTAACTGCTCAACGCCGACGCCGAGCTTGATCGCCGATGCGCTAACCTTGTTGATTGCTTCCGCCGCCTCAAGTGCCGATCCCGCGATCGTATTGAACACCCCGACCCCTACTATAGCGATGGGAGCGATTGCGCGGGCGAACAACGTGACGGCGCCAGTCAGGCTAGCAAAGGCGCTCATTACATTATGAATGCCGCCGACGAGCGTCTCGAGCCGCCCCGCCTGTTTCACCGCAAGGATTATCTTGTTGATCGCTTCCGGCCCCACGACGCCGAGCGTTTCCAGCCCGGCCTGCACTTCTTTCGTATTGAGATTTTTGAACCCGCCTACCTGCGCGGCCGCCTGCCCGATATCATTGAACGCCTTTTGCCCGGCTTGGCCAATGCCCTCGAGTTGCCGCTCGATCTCCTTGCCGCCCTCAAGCGCGATATTGATCAGCAGCTTGTTGCTGGCCATGGCGCGCTATCCCTTGAAATGCTTGATAAACAGCGCGCCAATGCGCGCGACGTGTTGCCTGACGATCTCGGTGATCTTGAACTTCTTCGGGATGCGCACCTGCGGCACGCCGATGTAGAGTGGTGTGCGCTCGCGGTCGCGATCGTTCGCGTCGAACAGCATCGGCTTGCCGCGGATCGTTGCCGACACAAGTTGCTTTCCCGAGCGGCTCGGCGCAGGCTCGCCGCGTGTGGTCGGTATCCAGAGCAGCGGCTTGCCGTGGATCGTGGCGCCGTGCTCAAACACGCCAGCAATGCCGAACTTGTGGAACACGATGGCCGACGCCTGCAGCGACGGCATGCCGTCTACCGTTGCTCCCTTGGTGCGATACTGCAAACCTTGCTGCCATTTCGGCCCGAATTTCCCGGCGCCCGCGATGTTGCGCCGCCCCTCCTGCACCGACTCGGCCGCAGTTTCACGTAGTGCCGCCACGGCAGCCTCGGCCACCGACCGCTGTTTCTCGCGGATTATCCGCAGCCAGGCCGGCTCGTTAACTTTTACCCTGAATTCTGCCATTGTTGTTCATGCGCCATTCATGCGACTGCTGGTCTTAGCCATGCCATGAAAAAGATCTTGTTTGGGATAGCCGTGGTCGGCGCTTTCTTTCTTTCCATAGCCTGGCTCGGAGTCGGAGTGGTTTGGCTTGGAGCCAGTAACGCCGCGCACACGCGTTCTGTCGAGATGGCGAGGCTATTGAAAGTGACACCCGCCGATATCGAGCGCATGCGCGACAGTTTCAGATCTATCGGAATGTCCGACCTGAAAATCATTGACATCGCCATCTTGGAGTTCGGCAGCAACCACGAGCGGTGCAAGCGTTTCGACCACTTCGAGACTATAGAAACAAAGGGCTGCAAGGGCTTCACGGAAGCCTTGAAAACGCTTGGTGTCAACTACCGAACTCCCTGAGCATTTTCTCTAGCGCCTTCTGATCGCCCTGCGCGCCGGTCGCGGCGATCGCCAGATCAGTCGCGCGCTCGACGCGGTCGAGCCTGTCGCTGAATTCGAGATAGGCCGCGATCTGCCGCGGCGAGAGTGTCATTGCATAATCGGGCGGGAAGCCGCGTCGGATGAGAGCGGTGATACCGATGGCGATTGCTTCAAGGGGACCTTGATCGGTTTCGGCTTTTCGTCTGCCGCCCCGGTCATGAGGCCCGCCATTGCCTCGACGAGAGCGGCTAGTCCATTTGGGAATGTCAGCCGATAGATCACCGTCAGCAGTTTGAACTGATCTTCCAGCAGCAACGTGCCGGCGATCTGTTCTGCTTTCTCATCGCCGGGATGCCCGCCTGCGGCGGCAATGATCGGCACAACTGCGGCACCGACTTTTGCAAACAGCCGCGCCAGCATATCGTCGCCGCCAACCAGCAGCATCACCAGATCCGGAAAGCGTGCCGCCAGAAATGCGATGTTGTCGGCATGCAGCCTGTGCACCGTGACCTGCTGGCCGTCACTGAGTGTGACAGTCTCGACCGCCGTCGATGGTGCAATGTCCAAAAGGTCGGCCATGGTCACGGTACCTGCGTGTCTGGCGTCTCGTCAGGACGCGGCGGCGCCTTGGCGCGGACCTTTCTCCCGGATGCGGTGGCAGCCATCACCGACTCATCCGGGAATGAGAATTTCCCGAAATTGCCGCTGGCATCCTTCTGCACCTCGGCCGTGAGCTCGATCGTTGTGAACTCGTCCTCTGCGGTAATGAGGCTCAATTGACCGGACGGAACGATCGAGATCGTGCCGGTAAAGCCCACATGCTGGCCAATGTCGTTGGTGCCCTCGAGCTTGATTTCTCCAACGATCTCTGTGTTCTTGAACGCGCCGACGGTAATGTTGCCGTCGAGATCGGGTGTGGGATCTTCCTCACCGAGGCAAAACAGCCGCACGTTTTCCTTGGTGATCTCGTCGATCGTGATGGTGATCGTCGCGCCGACCTGGGTCACTGCGGTGAAGTCTTTCGTCTTCACGCCTTCGCGTGACGAGAAGTGCTCGAGCTTCTCGATAGTAGGCTCCCAGACAAACGACGGCGCGTTGCCGAGATCGAGAAAGCCAGCGGCCACAGTTGGAGCAGTTTCCTTGAACGATACGATACCTTTGCCGATGTGATAGTTCTGAACGTCGGGTGCCACGGGCATAGATGCGCCTCCTATAGGTCTGCAGGGTGAAGCGTGTACTTGAACAAAAACTGCGCGCGCAGTGCGCCGTGCAGCGAGCGCATCCAGCCGACATCGGTCTGGCATCCGAGATAGCGGATCGCGCCGTTGCCGTGCCGCCCGGTCTTGACGATCGTTTGGTTCAGTTCGGTGTCGAACAGCACCAGCTTGATCAACTCGCGCCGCAGCGTGCCGATATCGACGATCTCGCCGACCTCGCTTTCGACGAGGATGATTTCCGGCGTCATCTGCACGCTGGTCGGGCGGCCCGGCGGGCGCATCGAGAGATCCGCCACGTCGTTGGTTTCCTCGTCGCCGTCGAGCACGATGGCGGCCGGCAAATGCTCGGGTGTCAGATCGATGCTGCCACGCACCGCCGTTTTGATATTTGGAATACTGGCGACCACCTCGAGCAGCCGCGCGAGTATGTCCTCGCGAACGTCAACCATCAGCCTGC